AGACTCCCGACGCACTGGCATGGGAGCGAGCGACGGAGAGCTGCGCCTCCAGGCTCTGCAGCACCAGTTCCTCGGCGGTCAGTTGCTTGCCGGCCAGGCCGCGCAGTTCGGCGACCATGTTGGCCGTGCGCCCCTGCTCCCGCTGGAAGGACTCCAGAGAAGCGAAGGTATTGCCATCGAGCTCCGAAGCGCGCCCCAGAGCTTCTTCCAGGCCAGGGAAGTTCAACACGGACTGGCCAGCTTTCACGCCAGCCAGTGCCTGCTCGACTGTCGCCACTGCCTGGGCACGCAGCTGCTTCGTCGTCTCCTCCGAGGTATCCCTCAGCCGCTCAAGGGCTTGATCGAGCGAGCCGATCACACTGCCGATCGCGCTGATCCGCTCGCTGGCTTTCGAAGCCATGGTCTGCAGGTTGTTGGCCTGAGCAGCAGCCTGAGCCTGCACAGCCTGGGCGTACGCCTGCGCCTGCGCGTCCATCTCCCTGGCTTTTGCCTGGTACTCCGCCGTGAGTCTCTGCTGCTCGGCACTGATCGAGCGCTGAACCAGAGCGAAGGAGCTGTTGGCGGCGCTCATCTGGCGGGACAGTGCATTCGCCGAGTTCTGCTCCACCAGGTCGAAGTACGCATCGACCTGGCCGGCCAGCTGCATCATGGTCGCGAACATCCGACGGCCGGAGTCAGTGGTCAGGTCGATGTCTTCAACCATTCCACGGAACGCCTCGCGGCTTTCCGGAAACTCGATATCCACTGCCTCTATCTGCGCCTTCGCGGCCTTCAGAGACGCATCGAACCTCTCGGTCTCAGAGAAGAAGCTTTCGTAATAGGCCTGGGTCAGCGCCCCTAGCGAAGCAAGCTTGTCAGTGTCGTTCGGGCTTTCAAGGCCAGCGATGGCAGCCGACAAGTTGAGCAGCGAATCAGCTGCACGAAGGCCGGCGTCGGTCATGCCGAACGCCGTAAGATTCAGCGTTTCCAGAGAGGCGTTGACGCCCTCGAACCGGAGGAAGAGGCCACCCAGGGCGGCACTTACCTCGTCCGCCTTTTTCAGTCCTGCAGTCAACTCCTTCAGATACGCAGGAAGGTCGCTCATACCGATGGCCTGAGACAGGCCGCGTCCCATAACGTCATCGAAAAAGCCTTCCAGGCCCTTCGCGACGTTACCGCCCTTGCTGTACTGCCCTTTCATCATCATCACGGCGTCGTCAACCGTGGCGACAAACACCGTGGCCAGCTTCCCGCTGGTCCGACGCAGGCGAAACGATGCTTCGGTCTCGATCTGCTGATCGATGTCGAACTTTTCGAAGAGGCCGCCGAGGGTCTTGGAGAATGTCTCGTTCAGATCGTGCAGAGCTGTATCAACGTCAGAGCCAAAACGCTTAGCGTTATCGTACCAGCCGACCAGCTCTCCTTTCCCGGTGTACGTGCCACCGCTGTAGCCGCCCACAGCAGAGCCAACAGTGGTCTTGAACTTCTCGCCGCTGCCAAACAGACGCGCAACCAACTGGTGGCCAAACTGGATCAGCGGAGAGCCGGACGAGATGGCGTTGAACTTCTCGCCCACAATTGACCCGGCGATCTTGTCGAAAACTTGGGCGATGCGGGCGTTCACCATCGTGATTTCTTTCAGGACCGACCCAGCTCCGCTGGTATTGCCCCAGGCCTTGTCTAGGACCTTCGGATCGTTCCTCACCCCTGCATCGTGGAGCTTCCAAGACGCCATAACACCAGCGGTCACCCACCCCCAGGGGTTGGTCAGCGAGCTACTCATCGAGCTAACCAGCTTGCCCAGCAAGCTGTTAGCAGTGGTCTGAGCAGTCGCCTGCGCAGCCTGCTGGGCAGCCCATTGGCCGATGATCTCAGCCGAGTAGCCGGCAGCAGAGGCGCCCATCTGCGAACTGATCTGAGCCGCCGTATTGACAGCGGTCTCACCGAAGATGGTGCTGATCACTTTGCCGATAGCGCCGCCGTAGTAGTTCCCGATAGCGCTCAGGCCACCAGACAGCCCGCCGTTCTGGAACCCTGTCCAGGCCGCCGGCACAACCCCGGTAAGGGTGTCGTACACCGAGTAGATGTTTTTGGCGATGCTGACGAGGTTACCGAGGCCACCGCCAGAACTACCACTGCCGCTATCGCTGCCACCCCCGAACCACACGTCGGAGATCCCACCCTTCGTGTTGGTGCCGAGCACCTGATTGGCGAAGCTGATGATGATCGGCTTGGTGATCGCCTCATGAGCCATTTCTGCGAGTGTCTGCTTGAAACCCGCTTTCAATTTCTCCCACATCGCTTCCGAGTTTTCGAAAGCACCTGTCCAGGCCTCAGCGAAAACCTGGTCAACGTCATTCACAATCTCTTGGGTGAATTTTCCCCAGAGTGTGGCGGCACGTTGGTTGTCCTCATACTCCTCGCGCAGTCTTTTCAGTGCATTACGGTACTCGTCCACTCTGGCAGGATCGTTGACTTTAGCCAACTCACTCTGAAGCGCGTCCATCTCATCTTTATACTTACGCCCCAGAGCCCCAACGGGATCTAGGCGGTCCAGCGCTTTTCTTGCAGCCTCACCGAGCTTATCAACACCTTGAGCACTTCCCTTAAGATCCTTGCTGTAACTCTGTACCTCATTAGAAGCACTCTCGATGCCCCGCTTCATTTCATCGACAGCAGTTACAGCCTTGGCGTGAGCCTCGCCAAGCTTGCTGATTGAAGCCGCCAAGTCATCCAGCGACTTCGAGTCACGGTCAGACATTTCACTTATCTCCGGGCGAAAAAAAGCCGCCCTGTCGGCGGCCAGCAAACCGCTGCAACCAAGTACGCTGCAGCGACCAATAATTAAAAATCAGGCGGGCAAGAGAAGCGTTCGCCATGAAACCAGCGAGCCGAATACCAACCCTGATCCGCCCCGAGAGAAGCAACCAGATCGGGGAGTGCGATGCGCAACACGCATCGCATGTATCGTTTTCTGCGAGCGAAGCGCTGGCGGTCGGAGGGGATCACTCCCCTTCCGCCCCCGGCCTCGTCGCAGCCACCACCCGCAATCCCATCCGCAGATCGCGGGCCACAGCCTTCCGATCCGGCGCCTTCTGGCTGCCACCGAACGGATTGGTCATGTTCGTCCATTCGACCAGCGCATCCACCGCGAGCAATAGCTCGGGGATGGTCGCGGACCAGGCTTCGGCCGGCGACCACCGCAACCAGCCGGTGGCCAGGCCGAACAGATGGTCGACGTAGCTGCCCTTCTTTACAGCGCTGCTGCCGGAAGGGCGTTTCCCTCCCCCGGCTCCTCGTCCTTGTAGCTGGGTTTCAGCAGGAAGCTGACATAGGGGATCAACTGGAACGCGACGTCCTGGACGCCGGCCTGGAAGACCTGCTCCGCCAGCTTGTCGAGTTGCTCGGCCTTCAGCTCGGCGCCAGCCGCGATGATGCAGACCACGCCGTCGACGCTGCCCTTGCCGAGAGCCTGGAACGCAGGCACCAGGCCGCCGAGGACTGCCTCGATCTTGCGTACGGCGCCCAGGGTGGGCTTGAGGGTGAGTTCACGGTCGCCGACCTTGACCACAGTGGTGCCGCGCAGGGTATCGCTCATGTATTGATCCTCATCTGGAAAATGAAAAAGGGCCGGTTGCCCGGCCCGGGGTGACCGGCAGCGCTTACGGTTCTACTTCGTAGATCTCGGAGTTGATGCCGATGTTGTAGTTGCGACGGATCACGTCGCTGTTCTGCAGGTTGGTCTTGCGGCTGGACATGACCTTGCCGGCCAGGTAGTCGACGGTGCCGTCCACGTACTCGATCTTGATCGGGTAGTCGAAGCGGCTGCGGTCGCGCTGGGCGACGGCCATGGCGACCTGACCGGCATCGCCGGCGTCCAGGCCGACGACGATGCTCATGACGCCGGCATCGAACGCGCCTTTCAGGTGGCGCACACGGCCATCCGAGAGGCCGGTGAAGCTCACGTCGGACGCTTCGTCGCCGTAGTCGCCAACGCTTTCGACTTCGCCGACTTCGACGTAGGTCAGGCCTTCCAGCAGGGTGATGGCATCGGCCTGCACGGCAGGCAGGTCGGAGGTGAGGCGCGCACCGATGGAGATGCGGGTGCCGGCTCCGGTATTGATAGACATAACGAGTCCTCCTAAGGACAGGATCAAGCCGCAGCGCGGCATTTTTGGGTGAATCATTTGAGTAACGCGGCCATGCGGCTCGCGGTTGCCTCCGAGCGGATGGCCCGCGCGGAAGCGGCACGCCCGATGCCGAGAAGGCTGCTCACGTGGAGCGACAGCGACTCGTCATCGATGCGTCTTGGCTTCGGCCTGATGCTCAGGCCGAGAAATGCGGCTGGAGCCCGTTATCGTCTCCAACAACTCGTACAGCTCACGCCCGACAGGCAGGCGCTAGCCCTCATGAACGGTGAATGGCCTCAGCGCTGTGCCCGCCGGCGCTCGACGCCGGACCAGGGCGCGCGCTTCCAGTCCACCCGGAAGAACGAAGCGACGTTGCCCCGGGCCCGATACACCTGCACCATCACTACCAGCAGAATGGTCACCAGCATCGGCGACACCGGATCGACCTGACGGACATAGAGCGTGTACAGAGCGACCTGCAGCGAGTAGGCCCCCGTGCAGGCGGCCATGAGCCAGGCAGCCAGGGACTGCGCCAACTTGTACTGCTCGCCATTGCGCTTCCAGCACACGATGCGCAGGCTGATCGCGCCGCAGATCACGGCCGCCACCAGGGTCCAGAAATCGATCAGAGCGAATAGGTCGTAGGCGCTAGCCATTGTTGCCTCCCGAGTCGGGCCGGCCCAGCACGTGACGGGCGAAGCCGATGACGGTGCTGATCCAGCCGGGCATCTTTCCACCCTTCACCCACTCGGCCACGCTGATCAGAACCGTGACGATCAGGGCTGCCGCGAGAAGCGCAGGCAGCCCGCTGTACTGGGTGACGGCACGTCCCATCAGCTCGGCTGCGACGTAGTAGCCCCCCACCCATGAGACGAACAGGTAGCCCAGTCGGGCCCAGCCGGCCAGATCGCTCGCCCAGATCACGAAGAAAAGCGCGCCGGCCCAGGCACCGATCACGGCGTTCAGGTCGACACCCGGGATCAGCGAAGCCGCACCTATGCCCAGCACGCTCGGTACTGCGGCCACTGCAACCGTGCTTGGCTCGGCCATGGAAAACCCTCGAAGAAGAAAATAGAGCAGCGCGAAGCGGCGCCGGCATGCCGACGCTCGACTCGCTGTATCGCTGCCTGAAGAAAACGCCCCCGAGCACAGGGGCCGCGCACTGGCGCAAATGCTGTCCAGCCCGAAGGCTGGAGTGCGTCGCCCGACAATCGAGCGACACGATGAAGCCTGTGCGAAAGGCTTTTCCATCCGCCAGAAACGACGAAGCCCCGGCGTTTCCGCCAGGGCTTTCGTATCGTGCCGGTCGTTCGGACCAAGCCACGGTGCTATGAAAACAGGTGCTTATCCGCGCGGAAAGCTTTTTTCTCGCCACCGTGCACATTTCTCAGATCGGCCTTCCGGCAACGAAAAAGCCCCGGTGTTTTCGCCAGGGCCTTCGTATCGTGCCGGTCATTCAGACCAAGCCACGGTGCTATGAAAACAGGTGCTTATCCGCGCGGAAAGCTTTTTCTCGCCACCGTGCACATTTTCTCAGACCGGCCTTCCGGCAACGAAAAAGCCCCGGCGTTTCCACCAGGGCTTTCGTGTCGTGCCAGTCGTTCGGACCAAGCCACAATGCTATGAAAACAGGTGCTTATCCGCGCGGAAAGCCTTTTCTATGCTGCCTTGCAGATTTTTTCCAGGGCGCCGTCCACCCACGCCACACCAGCCCTGATCAGCTCCCGAGCCTTGGCCTCGCCGATCCCGTGATGGCGGGCAATGCGCAGCGCCGGCCATTTCGCGCCGAAATACAGCCAGACGAACAGGCCCATCTGCTCGTCCCTGACCGAGAGCCTGGCGACCGCCGCATCGATGACCAGCGCCACGTCATCGACCAGGGTATAGGCCTTGATACCGCCCCCGCAGCTGGTGTTGTCCCGCATCAGCACATAGCTCGGAGAGATGTACCTGGGCACGCCCATGCCATCCATACGCCACCAGCCCCACTGCTCCAACAGCCACTCCGTTTCCCCGAACGCCTTGTCGGTGTATGTACGTTTCTTCATGCTGCCCTCCGCTTCATTTCATGCGCCAAGGCGCGATATCCGGCCTCGATTCCTGGATGCATTGCCCCACCCTGCTCAACCATCTCCCGCCTCCTTGTAGGCTTCCTCGTCCGCGCACAGCTGGCAGCAGCTCGGGCCACCACAGCGTCTGCCCTCGTCGATGCCCGACACATCCACCCCGGAGCCGCGTGCACGGGTGTCCGGACACGCCACGCTACCGACGCGAAGCCCATGCGAACGTCGGTTCGGACGCAGCGCAACGGTTCCCGGCCGATCATTCATGACCCGCTCCTTGCAACGTCCCGCGGATGTTCGCCAGCGCCGCGCGTCCAATCGACTCCGTACGCTGGCCAACTTTTTCCGGCAGCGCCTTCGGAATCTCGGCCAGTTTTTCGCCCGCCATCACCTTGCGGCAGGCAATGGCGTAGTTGCGTGCAAAGAGACGCCGGCTGTGCTGGACCGGCATGTGGTTCAGGTCGTAGAAACCGGTCTCCTTGGCTGCATGGAAAACCGCCTCATGACTCCATCTGGCGCGGTCGACCATCGCCGGGTGAGCGTTGGCACAGGCCTCGCGATAGGCCTGGCCTTCGCTCGGCAGGCCGAAGTCTTCCGGCGTGCGGTTCTCGCACAGCGCACGAAACTCCGGCGCGCTCGGCGGCCACTTGCGCAGCTGCTCGTCCTGGGACGTGGTCAGGGCGGCCAGGCCGGTGGCGATCTGCTGCCCGCTCAGGCCACCGAGTGCCGCGGCCCAGGCGTGGGACTGATCAGCCGACACGCCGAAACTCCCCGTCCAGCGCGTACCGTACAGCTCCGCCATCTTCAGCCAGAGCTTGTCCAGTAACGCCTGGCCGAGCTTCTCGTTCTGCGATGGCTTGTTTGACGCGGTCGACGGCCGAGACAGGTCCTGGTCGTTGGGATTGCTGGCTGCTTGCATGGGTCACCTTCTCCGGGAACAGTCCCGTCCAGCCGTTGGCGATAGATTGGGTAATGACGCGATCAGCGAATGGATGGCCGGCCAGTTGCCTGGCCTGGTGTTCGCAGGTCTTGGCGGTGAGCGGCCTCTTGATCTCCGCACGGTGCTGGCACCAGTCGGCCCAGGCCTGCGGCGAGACGTTGACCGGGCACAGGGCGAGCGGCTCGAACTTCGTGGAGGCCACCGCGCCCCCGAGGGCGGAAATCGGCTCTTGCTCTACGCTCTTGTTCTTCTCTGCATCTTCTCTAGGTAACGCCCCGCTAACGGTCGGATCGTTACCCCTGGCGTTAGCGGCCTTGTGATTCGCCACACGCTTGGCCGTGAGAAGCCGGTTCTTCGCGGTCTTGCCGTTGTGCCGTTCGAAACGCGGGAGGCTGATGACACCCGCCTCCTCGAACATCCAGCCGACCGCCTTCATGTGCTCGCAGAATCCGGTAACGCCCGCCAGGCGATCGAGCAACCGTTTGCTAACGCTCGGAGCGTTACCGTTTTCGGTCTGTTGATCGAACCAGCCCCAGACCCGCAGCAGCTTTCCAACGGCGGCGTCCGGATCGATGTCGGCCAGGTCCGCGATCTGGCAGACCTCCGGCTTATCCAGGGTGGCGAGCTCGAACTTGATCCAGTCTCCAGCCATACCTATCTCTCTCGTGCCCGCTGGGCACTCTGTGAAATCTCCCGCCCTTTCGAGCGGCTTGCCGGCCATGAGGTCGAGGCCCGCCACGCGCAATGCAGACTCAGGCGACAGCCTGGGGGAACACAGCATCCAGGTCGCACTCGGCACCGAAGTGGTTCAGCGCTGCGACCAGTTCGCGCGCTTCGTTGAGCCCCGGAGTACGGCGGCCGTTCTCGTAATGGGCGATGGCGCCTTGCGTCATTCCTACCCGTTCGGCCAGGGCCGCTTGAGTGACCCGGGCTTTCTTTCGGAACTGCTTCAGATTGCTCATGGCGCCTCTCCTTATTCACCGCCTGAACACATTACGTTTAGTAATTATTCCATATGAGAAAACATTACGCAACGTGCATTGTCGTAATAAATACAGGCTGTATTGTTTGGCCCATGAAAAACTGGAACGAACTGGCCAAGGCCAAGATGAAAACGCTGAAGATCACCCAGGAGAGCCTCGCCGAGAGGCTCGGGGTGACTCAGGGGGCGGTCGCTCACTGGTTGAGCGGACGACGGGAGCCGGACCTGCAGACGCTGGGGCGGCTGCTGGAGGCGCTCGGGCTGCCCCCGCTGCAGATCGGTTCCGGCGACAGCGCCCGGGTCGAAGCGAACGCCGAGCTGATCGGCATGATGTCGGGCTGGGACAGCGCGACCCCGCTGGGCGACGATGAGGTGGCGATACCGTTGTACAAGGAAGTGGAGATGGCTGCAGGAGGCGGTGCGACCGAGGTGGTAGAGGTGCCTGGTCGATTGTTGCGGTTCGCCAAGTCGACCCTGCGCGAGGCCGGTGTGCTGGAGCAGAACGCGGCCTGCGCCACGGTCAGCGGGCGCAGCATGGAACGCCTGATCATGGATGGCGCCACCATCGGCATCGATCGTGGCACCACCCATATCATCGATGGCGAGATCTATGCCTTCGACCAGGACGGCATGCTCCGGGTGAAATACCTGTACCGCATGCCCGGTGGCGGCCTGCGCATCCGCAGCGAGAACGACGACGAGTATCCGGACGAGATCCTGAGCGCGGAGGAAGCCCAGTCCATCCGCATCCTGGGCTGGGTATTCTGGTGGTCTACCGTCCGGCGCCGACGTGGATTGAGCCTGGCCAGGTAATCCGCCACACATACAAGCCCAGCGCTGCCCCCACCATCCGGCCGTCTTACACGAAGCCCTGCCCACGCAGGGCTTTTTCATGGCTATGTTCCCGTTAGTTGTTGCGCACCTTGTGGAAGCGGATTTATCCGCGAATTTCGCGGCCAATCGGAATGCCGCCCAGCCGCTCCCACAAAAGCGGGATCGGTGCAGCAACACGTAACGGGGACGTAGCCTTTTTCATTGCCCCTGCCTCCCTCTTCCGACCCGGATTGACTCCGCTCACCACACCTCGCCTCGCCGCCGCCATCCCCACGCTTAGACGCATCGACATAAAATTACGAAAAGTATTGACCGATTGAATTACGCTTTGTAATCTTAAATCAGAAACAGCACAAAGCGTGCGCTCGAAAGCGAGGACACCCATGAACCACGCAATCAGCAATTACGGCTCGCTCGAGGCCGGCTACTACCGGCGCCAGACGGCCGACCACATCGCGGATCTGCGCCTGGAACGGGTCCGGTTCGCAGCCGAACAGATCATGGATGCCTTCGATTGGCAGGACGTGCGCGATGCCCTGGAGCTGGCCTGGGAAAAGTCCCCGGAAGCCGCCGAAGCGCTTTGCGAAGCCATGTCTCACCTGGCCCACATGAACATCGGCAAGATCGAGGATCGGCAGCTCCGCGCCATCGCCGAAGCCTTCTCGAAGATCGGCCACAACTACGCCGACCACAGAGCCATGAGAGAGGCGGCATGAGCGCCCGCAAGCGCCAGGCACGAGGTGAGGCCATGGAAAACCTGCGATTCATGACCCTGCGTTCGTTCGCCGAGGCCATGGCCCGGCTGGGGATACACACGGCCGGCGATCTGCTGGCGACGGGCAAGGCGCTCAGAGCAGTACGGCATGCCTGAACGTCCCGTTCGGATCTATCGAGTCGCGGCCGGCGCAGCGAACGCCTGTCCTGGAAGGCCCGCCGCCGGCTCCAGTCGAGTTCAAGGGGAGTGCACGCAATGACCGACCGCTCACGAGCCAGCCGCCACAGCTATCTCTCTGGCGTTCTGTTCGTGGCCGGTCTCGCAATCCTTCTGAGCATCGTCGGCCCCAGCCTGGGCTGACCCACCATCAACCCGACAGCCGCGCGTGCGCGTGGCGAGGAGAAAGCAATGCCTGAGATACAAGACGGCGGCCCGGCGTTTCCCAACCCGCATGCCGAGGAACTGCAGGGCATGAGCCTGCGCGATTATTTTTCGGCGGGCGTCATGCAGGCGGTGATCACGTCCACGACGGTGGACCTGAAACCCGAGTACATCGCGAAGGTCAGTTATCTGGTGGCCGATGCCATGTTGGTGGCTCGTCAGAACACACCCTAGCGATACCGGCCGGGAATCGCCCACAAGGCGCTTCCCGGTCCTTTCCCTTTCACCCGCTGCCGGACCGCTGGCGGCAAGGAGTTTTTTCCATGCCATTCGAAATGGCCCTCGACCAGGGAGGCACCTTCATGGAGCCACGCCGCCCTGGGCACCCACTGACACGCAGGCCCGCCCCAGGCGGGGCTGGTATCACCGTTCGAACCATCTGCCGCACCTGGCGCAAACCGGCCGACGAGTGCCGCTGCCTGCGCTGCATGCCACCCGAGATGTGCCGTCCGGGCTGAGCACGTCACGACCAGCGTGACATACCACGCACACCTCTCCCCTAGCATCTACAGATAGAAGACGCCGGGGATGCAGCAGCGCTCCTATTGGGTAACATCGCAAGCCCGAAAAGCTCCAGGAAGGAGTCACGCATGGCTGTTGCCCGCGAACCAATCCGCCGTGTGCTGCGCTGGGGCGTAGTGCTCGCTGCAATGCTTTCGTCCCATGGCGCCATGGCGAACGAGGAAGTTCTTCGGCTCCTGCAGAGAGAGGTCGCCGTCAAGACGACCTTGCTTGCGGCGGCAGAGAAGGCATGCACAGCACGCGAACGAGCCGCGCTGCCGGCCAGGCTGACCACCGAAAACCTGCAGGCTCTTGGACTGCCGCGCCACGATCTGGGGTTGGCCGTAGGCTATCTGGTGCAGCGCAACCGGTACGCCTGCTCGCGCGCGGCTCTGGACGACTTGTTGCACGCCGCGCTGGCACTGGAGCGGACGCAGAAGGCGCTTGGCCAGACGCCAAGCCAGATCAGCAACAACCTGGTAGAAAGCGTCTTTCCTGGGCCTGGCTACTACGAGATGGCCGTGGTATTCGACAAGTTGCCGGAAGGGGTCCGTATCACCCTGGAAGGTCTGATCGGGCCTGAACCTCTGGATATGCGAGCCGTCCTGAAACAACTTCCGCCAGGCTGATACAGCCTATCGGCACGTTCAGAAACCCGGGGTCTCCCGGGTTTCTGCATTTCTAGCCTGCCGCTGGAGGCCTACCAGCGGGTACGCAGGGTCACGCCCAGGCTGCGGGGGTCGCCGGTCAGCACGCCGTAGTCGCCCGCGCCGAGCTGGGCGTAGACGGCGGTGATGTAGTCCTCGTCGAACAGGTTGCGCGCCCACAGCTCGGCCTCCCAGCGCCGGTCGGCGCGGCGCAGGCCCAGGCGCAGGTTGGTCAGCGCGTAGGACGGCTGGTAGCTGCCCTCGCCGCCTTCGAGGGTGCCGTAGTAGCCGCTGCGAAAGCTGTAGTCGAGCGCGCCGAACAGCTCCAGGCCCTGTTCCAGCGGATGCCGGTAGTCGACGCCGGCGGTGGCGCTCCACTCCGGCGCGTTGAACAGCCGTTCGCCCTTCAGGTCGCACGACCACTGGGCCACGGACGGGGAACAGGGCGCGTTGGGGAAGTCGCGGTAGCGCGCGTCGCTCCAGGCCACGCCCAGCCGCAGGTCGACGCGCTCGCTGGCGCGCAGCAGGCCGTCGAGTTCGATGCCCCGCAGGCGGACCTTGCCGACGTTGATCAGGTTGTCACGGATCGGCGGCGCGTACTCGTTGGCCGGCGCCCGGTTGGTCAGCGCCTGGTAGTCGTCGACATCGGCCTGGTACAGGGCCAGGTCCAGCATCGCCCGATCGTTCCAGAAGCTGCTCTTGAGCCCGACCTCGAACGAGGTGACGCGCTCTGCGTCGAAGGTCGGCTGGACGTTGGGGCCGATCACTTCGAGGTTGATGCCGCCGGCCTTGTAGCCCCGGGACCAGCTGGCATAGCCCAGCAGGTCGTCGGCGAAGCGGTAGCTGGCCGCGAGCTGGCCAGACAGGTTGCTCTCTTCGATCGCGTCGCGCCGGTAGTACGCGCCGCCCAGGGTGGTGTCGCGCAGCAGCGGCCCAGCGATCTGCGACACCGGATCAGGCCCCAGCGGCGCCAGCCCGGACACCTGGCGCGACAACCAGCCCTGCTTGCGCTCGCGGGTGTAGCGCAGGCCCGGAGTGATGTCGAGGCGGTCGGTGGCGTGCCAGGTGAGCTGGCCGAACACCGCGCGGCTGTCCGTCCGCTGCTCGCCGTCGAAGGTCTGCCGGGCGCCGTCCAGCAGCGAGGGCGGGATCATCCCGGGGGTGACGCCGAGCATGGCCAGCTCCGTCCGATCGCCGAGGAAGAACGCCGCCGCGTCGTCGCCGAAGCGCACGCCCAGCTCGCGGTTCAGGCTCTGGCGCAGGTAGTACAGCCCCGCGACATAGTCGAAGTGCTCGTTGGGCGAGTCGGCCAGGCGCAGTTCCTGGCTGAACTGATGGTGGTCGAGCCGCACCGCGACGTTCTGGGCGATGGACAGCGCCGTGCCGTCGCCGTCCTGGTCGGCGTCGTACGCCCAGTCGCGGTAGCCGGTGATGCTGGTCAGCGTGGCGCCGTTGGCCAGCTGGCCCTCGAGTTCGAGCGTGAGGCCGGTCTGCAGGGTCTTGATGGTGTTCGGCTCGTCCTGCTGCACCCGGCGCGCATAGGGGTCGATGGGCAGCTGGCGGTAGCCGAGGAAGGCCGCGCGCTTGACCGTGGCCTGGCTGTAGTTGCTGGCCATGAACACGTTGCTGTGCTCGTCCTGCCAGCCGTACTCGGCGATCAGGCGCGCGCTGAAGCTGTCGCTCGGCGTCCACAGCAGTTGCCCGCGCAGGCCCTGACGGTTCTGGTCGCGCAGCTCGCTGCCGTCGTAGACGTTGTCGATCAGGCCGTCGCGCTCGACGTCGTAGCCGGTCAGGCGCCCGGCCAGCACGCCATCGACCAGCGCCCCCGATACCGTGCCGCGATACTGGCGCAGGCCATGCTCGCCGAACGACACCTCGGCGCTGCCCTCCGGCTCGAAGGTCGGCGCCCGGCTGCTGATGTTGATCGCCCCCGCCGAGGTGTTCTTGCCGTACAAGGTGCCCTGCGGCCCGCGCAGCACCTCGACGCGCTGGAGATCGACCAGGTCGTAGAGCGACATGCCCTGGCGCCCCAGGTAGACCCCGTCGAGGAACACGCCGACGCTGCCGTCGATGCCATCGTTGAACGAGCTGGAGCCGAGCCCGCGGATGCCGTAGCTGGTGTAGCGCGCGTTGGGCACCGACACCAGCAGGCTGGGCACGCGCTGCTGCATGTCCTCGGTCCGGTAGATACCCGCATCGTTCAACTGCCCGCCGTCGAGCACGCTCAGAGCGATGGGTACCTGCTGGGCGCTCTCCTCGCGATGGCGCGCGCTCACCTTCACCTCGTCGAGCACCAGCGCCGGCGCGGTT